GTAATGCTCTTATTTACTTTGACCTTAATGGTATTATATTAGGGGTTAATGATATCTTTTTAGAAGCAATGGGGTATGGAATAGGTAACCATGAAGACCTTATTGGCAAACATCACAGTATTTTTGTATGTGAAGATTATTCAAGATCACTTGAATATGAAAAGTTTTGGGACATTTTAAGAAGTGGAAAGTACTATACTGGAGAATTTGAGAGAAGAAGAAAAGATAGAAGTCTAATTAACTTGCAAGCTACATATAATCCTATTTTTGATGAAAGTGGTAAAATAACTAAAATAATGAAGGTTGCTACTGACATTACTGCAATTATTAAAAGCAAAAAACAAATAGAAGCAATTGATAGAAGTACAGCTCTTATAAGTTTTAATATTGATGGGTTTATAACAGATGTAAATTCTATATTTTTAGAAACTATGGGGTACAAAGCCAATGAAAAAGATAAAGTCATTGGAAAACACCACAGTGTTTTTGTTAGCTATGAATATTCAAAATCTGATGAGTATGTTAAGTTCTGGGAAAGCTTAAGAAAAGGTAAGTACTTTGATGGAATCTTTGAAAGAAGAAAAGTAGATGGTTCTATTGTTTATTTGCAAGCATCTTATAACCCCGTACTTGATAGTAAAGGTAATATTACTGATGTAGTTAAAATTGCAACTGATGTTACTGATGCCATAAACAATAAGAAAAAAATAGATGATCTTACAAAACATTTACAAGTAGAATTAGAAAACTCTGAAAAACTTAAAAACTCAATAGAGCTAGAAAAAGATGCGGCTTTGAATGACTTAGATATAATAATGAAAAAAAGCCAGGGCGAGTTAATAAAGATCATTGTTAAGGTTGCCTTGGCTGTTATAGTTGGAGTAGGAGTTGTAACAACAGTTTTGTACTGGGCAGCTATTATAACAAATCAAGATACTCAAATAATTGGATCAACTTGGAGTAATATGTTTAGTGTACTGTTAACAAATGCCTTCTCAATAGTTGGTACAATCATGGGTATTAAGTACGCTACACAAGATTCTAAAAAATAATAAAATATAATCCCTAAAGTTATAAAAATTTTATAATATGTATAATCAAAAAAAACAATTATGAGAAATTTTTTTAACCAGTTGTTTGATGACAACAATTCAATTAACGAAAAGTCAGTAGTTGGCTTTGTAGCATTCTTTTTATTATGTGTATCTTTAGTAATAGATTTAGCTACTGGAGCATATGGAAAAGAATTAGTTCTTAACAGATTCATATTTGATGGATTCATGGTAATTATTTTAGGATCATTTGGAATAGCATCAGTAGATAAATGGATCAATAAAAAAAACGATAAAAACGAAGAATAATGAGTTTAAAAAGTTTACAAGAAAAAGCCGGAGTAACAGCAGATGGCGCTTTTGGCCCTGGTACAATGAAAGCTGGAATGGCGTTATTAAAATTGTCCCCAATTCGGGCAGCACATTTCTTTGCTCAAACCTCCCATGAAACCGGCAATTTTAAAGCATTCTCAGAAAACCTAAACTATTCATCAGCAGGTTTACAAGGCACTTTTGGAAAATACTTCCCAGGCACTTTAGAAGAATCTTATGCTCGTAATCCTGAAAAAATCGCTAATCGTGTTTATGCTGATCGCATGGGTAACGGAAATGAAACCTCAGGTGATGGTTGGAAATATAGAGGTCGTGGTGCATTGCAGTTAACGGGGAAAGCTAATTATCAAGCTTTTGCTAAGTATTTAGGTACTGATGAAGTTGTAACAAACCCTGATTTAGTAGCTACAAAATACGCTTTTGAATCAGCAATGTTTTTCTTTGAAAGAAATAAATTATGGGAAATCTGTGATAAAGGAATTAATGATGCTACTATTTTAGCTTTAACAAAACGCATCAACGGAGGTACTCATGGTTTAGAAGATAGAAAAACAAAAACATACAAATATTACGAATACGTTAAATAATAAAATTATGAGTTGTTATACAAGAGAACAAATTGAAGCCGCTGTAAAAGCTAAAAACTATGTTTGGTTTGAAGGCGCAAAAGATTTCGATGTTAATATCGTAGGAGTTAGAAACTCTGCTACTGGAGACAAAGTTACAAACTTATTTGATGATTGCCTTACTCTATCTTATAAAATAGGTAGTGAATGGAAATTCCATTGCTGGCCAGCTACAACTGATCCAGGCACTAAAGGTGTTATGCAATATGGAAATAAAGCAGGAGTTGCTCGTTTAGTTGAAGGACAATATAGAGGTTCACACACTATAAGATTACATGGTGGAAAATATGAAGCTCTTGGCCAAAATAAACCAGTAAAAGTTTATAGAGATCCTAATAAAGATATGAAATATGATGAAACCAAAATTGCCGAAGGTGTATTTGGAATCAATATTCATAAAGCAGGCGCTGACTCTACTTATGTAGAAAATTGGTCTGAAGGATGCCAGGTATTTAAACGTGCTAAAGATTTTGAAGAATTTATGGTAATTTGCCGTAAAGCAAGAGATATTCATGGTAATTCTTTTACATACACTTTATTAGAATCAGCAGATATTAAGTAATCAACAAAAATAAAATAAAATGAAAAATTTGACAAGAGAACAAATTGATGGTTTAATTCGACATGGGTTGACATCTATAGGAGGTGCCTTAGTAATTTTAGGATATCTTGAAGAAAGTGTAGTATCTGAAATTATTGGAGGTATTATGACTGCTATTGGGTTTATATGGTCAGTTAAATCTAAATAACATATTAAATGAAGTTTTCTCTCGGCAATTCCTATATAACAATAGGTGACTTTATTGTAGGTAAAATTGAGGCAATCGTACTCTTAATAACAACCGCTTTGTCTTTTGTATTATCATATTTTTTTGAATTAACTATTGAGAATTACCAACAATATTTTGCTGTGTTGGGTGTAATAATGCTTGATGGGGTGTTTGGAATGATTGCAGGAATTAGGCGTGAAGGATTTATGACCTATAAAGCACTAAAGATTTTACGCACAACCTTTGTTTGGGTTTTAATCCTAACGGTATTGTTGAGTGTTGAAAAAGGAATGGAAGGTACTTTTTGGTTAAGTGAAACTATTATGATACCCTTTCTAATATTTCAACTAATAAGTGCATTAAAAAACGCATCAATGGCAGGTTATATTGACAGTAGCTTATTAAACGAAATTCTAGATAAAATAGATAAACACAAAGGAGAACGAAAATAAAAGTTATTATTTATGATATTAAAATTAAACAATGAAGGTAAAAGAGTTATTGAACTTCAACAAATATTAAGAGAACTAAGTTACTTTAAACATTTAATAAATAAATCTAATATAACACGAAAAATAACTAAGTTAGTTTTTCATTGTACAGCATCTCACCAAACCGCAACTGTTGAGGCTATTATAAAATATTGGAAAAAAAAGGGTTGGACAAACCCTGGATATCATATTATAGTTAAACCTGATGGTTCTTGGACACAACTACAAGATTTTAATAGAATAACTAATGGAGTTTCTGGAATTAATGCAACCACATTACACATATCATATATAGGTGGCATTGATGCAAAGGGTAAGGCCTTTGATAATAGAACTATAGATCAAAAAGAAATATTTGAAACTATTTATTATACCTTTAAAACAAAATTACCTAATATAACATTTCATGGACATAATGAGTTTTCTAATAAAAGTTGTCCATCCTACATCGTTAAAGATTGGATAGCAGAATTAAATTCTCTTCAATCTACTCTTTAAATAATTGTTTTACTTTTTATATCTTTAAAAATGAACCAAAAGCTCTTACCTTGGTTATTACTATTGTGTGCTCTAGGATTATCAACAACAGCCGCTTACTATAGTGTATTAGGATTATCAATTGTGTTTAATGCGGTTGCTATACCTGTTATTATAATGGGATTATTTTTAGAATCCTCTAAACTCATAATTGCTACCTACCTCCATAACCAATGGAAAAATATATATTTTGGATTAAAACTATATTTAACAAGTTCTTTAATAGTATTATCTCTAATTACCTCTATAGGGATTTATGGTTTATTAAGTAAAGGATTTACTGAAAATATTGCAAATTTAAACATCAACCAAAGTCTTATAGAAAATATAGAGACTAAAAAGAATAGATTTTTAACCACCAAACAAGAAAAACAAACTGAAAAACTCACTTTAACAGAAGATATTTCAGAGCTCCGAAAACAACTCTCTTCAGGAACACGAATAGAATACAAAGACAAAGAAACTGGAGAAATCATCTCAACCACATCCAACACTGCACGTAAAACCTTTGAAACTCAGCTAGAACTATCAACTCAATCAAGAGATACAATCTCAAAACAAATAGATATTTTAAATGATAGTATAACTAAA